AAAAGCTACCCAACGAGATGACTCACGAAGAGCTCGTGGAGCAAAACGAAATGCTAAGGCAGAAGATTCTCGAAGCTGCGAATATGATAGCAGCGCTCAAGACGACTATCGTAACTCAATCCATGCAGTTGTCTGGAGTGGCTAAACAGGGCTAGAGATTATTGCCCTCGTATTCCACTAAAAAATATGCAGAACCGGTAGGAGGGTCTGGAGAACCGGTCACGCTGTTGGATATAATTCTAACGGACTGGAGCGTTAAATGAGCACCTGCTCGATTTACAATTCCCACCCGAACGGGCACAACCTGCTCGTTACCACCGACTGTAGTATATCTAACAAAAATACTAAATATCTCCGCCGCCGGAGGCACACCAGTCAGAACCAAATCGTTCGATAGCGAAAAATTGTACGTCACCTTTGAGTCTGCTGATATTTGCTCCGAAGCGTAGGCTCCGGTGTATTCGAACTGACCTTTTCTCACATCGACACTTTTAAAGGAAGTCGTCCCCGGACTTCCTGAACCGCTATATCTAATTCCGCGTGCTTTATGAGTTGTCTCCATCGCGGAAGAACCAGCGCCGCTTGCGCGCTCCTGGACCGTCACTTCAGTACTAATAGCTTCCGATGATTTTTCGTCACTCGTATCGTCGAAAACTACTTTTAATCTAGTGTCCTCGATGGTTGTTATGATGTCGTTACCAGAGTTGGATAGTACTAGCGAGTCGTTATTCAATAAGACGGTGTGATTTGTGTTACCCGTAAAACGTAAAAAATCAGACTCTAGTCTCGCATACGTAGTGCTGTCTGTATCTATGGATAGAAAGTCGGCTCTCATTTCAGACGTGAATATGTTGACCGTGTCGTTTTCTGAGTACCTCACCTTCTCTGCGTTCTGCAGCCAGTTGAACGTACTGGGAGCTGCTACGAGAGTGATGGCGATGTCGTCTGTGCCTGCTGTGCCCGCTGTTAGTTTAGCCACGGATACGTCATTAACTTTAATGTTCGTTACTGCGTTTGTGTTTAGCTTCAAATCGTTGATAGCCCCATCTGTAATCGCTGCGGAGTCTATTTTAGCGCTTGAAAAAATAGCCTGTCTCAGCTGGTTCCAACCCGACGCCTCGTCTATCAACCCTGTTGACTTGAGCGTTATTCCGGTATATTCAATCAGGTTGCACAGCTCCTCTTGAACTGCGTTCTTCCACAACTCTGCGTCTAATGTGCCCGCTGTGCCTGGAAGTGATTGGTCTTCAAATCGTCTTTTACCCGATACTGTCTTGTATCCGTCTGCGTCTACTCGATGCATTTAAAATCTCCTCACCTTTAACTGCTAACAGCATTCAGCGCATTCTTACACGCTGTACGAGCTGCAACGAATCGTTGCTTTAATGCTGTTATAATTTCATCAGGAATTTCTATTTCCTCTTCTGCTATTATTATTTTTGTATCTTCATACGCTCTTACACATCGATTGCATATGTTGATTTGTTTTATTGCCTCTTGCATGTTGTCTATATTGTCACTCATTGTTTTCTCCTATGCTGTTTCAAGTTTATTTTTGTAGCCACTAGCTTGCGCTAATTACAGTCCTCGCAACCTCACGCCAGTAAGTACCGTCATACACTAGCTGTAAAGTATCACCCGCCGTGGCTGAGAAGTCACCTGCCCCTGCTAGTTGAAATAGAGCACCTGCGCCCGCCGTTGCATGTTTGACTGTTACGCTAGCATCGAATTGAAGAGTTATAATTGTGCCCGCTGTGCATCCGGTCGGTATCGATAGCGTATTAGTTTGTGTGGTGCCTGTTACGTCAAAGTAATTACCCGTTGCTGTAAGAGTTGCATCGTTAGCGCTTGCAACGTCTGTACCTTGTTTGCCCATCTGCATACCATTGATTTGCACCCCACCCGCGCCCGCTGCTATTACTCCATTGGTTTGGTTGTGGGTGAGGGACATCCATTGGGTAGTTGATTGATTTGCGCTGTGTAAATAGATAGTTGGATTTGTTTGCAATGCGTGTTCAAAGTTAAAACCAGTATCCAGGGACTCACATATCAATATACCGTTCGAAGTGGTGCCCGTTGTTAGTGCTGTTGTATGTATCGTTTGCACTGTTGACCTTGGCATAAAACTGCCAAATGCGTCGCCGGCGGTGCTTCTCACAGATACATTACTGCCACAACTAATATTGGCGGAGAATTGCGCACCTGCTAAATAAGATCCCCCATCCACCTCAAGCGCGTTGTTAACATAGAGACTATCATTATCCGTAACAATCCCAGGCGTTCCACCCGCATCACCTATAATGATAGGCTCTGCGACGTCTTTGTATATCTTGCCGCCTGTGGTTTGAATGATGTTGCCACCGGCATGGAAAACCCCGGTCGCTTCCAAAAGTCCGGAGACATGAAAATCATCATTGGTCGTACAATAACTCGCCGTTGCCGCGTCGCCAATTCTCACATAATCTCCTGTGGCCGGGAGAATTGTAAATGTAGTACCGTCATCAGTAAGAAAAGTTCTTAAATTGATACTGATAGTTGTAAAATCTAAATTTAGGCCATTGCCGCCACTTAAACTCATATCACCCTGAACATTGATATTAGCTTCGTGAAGTTCAGCATCTAAAATAATTGACTCCGGTTGCAATCTATGCAACCTAAAATAATCGGTATCATCAAAAACTTTGAATCCATAAGTATCATCAGCGGCACCGAGATCAATATTGAAATCATATGCACCGGTAATGGTCCACGAAACAGACCCTGCATCCACATCGATATTTGCCGCGCCTGCGTCTGCGTTGTATGCGTCGTCGAGAGTGAGAGCACCTATCGCGGTGCTTAAATTGTCAAGTGCGTTTGTAACCGTTACGCCCGTGACGCCAGAATCGTTGTCGACTTCGTCCGAACCATAATCCAAAAGCGTTCGAACTTCCGACACGGTTAGCGCATCTATGTTCCCAGATGTTATTCTACCTATCAAGGTTTGCTCTGGAACAGTTAGGGCCGCTGGAGTGTTATCTGTGTCTGCTGACAGTATGGTATTTGCATCGAAAAGAGCAGCGTTAATATAGTCAATATCAGTAACGATAGCTTCTAACTCCACCATTGTATTTATCTGCCCAGCGAGAAGTCCTGTTGTATCGTGAGACATCAACCCGGTCGAGCCGGTCGTGGTTCCACCCGTTAACGTCGCCGTGGTGACTTGCGCAGCCTTGTCTTTAGCTAGCCATTTAGTGACGTTTCCATCTGCGTCTTTACCGCCCCACATTTTGAAATTCAGGTCGGTGTCGACGGTTGTTTCGATAGCTATTTGCTGATTACTGATTGCGCTTATTGCGTCCGCTATTCTGATGATTTTTCTGTTTTCAGTCATTTTAAAACCTTAATTCACGCTTATTGTGCAGCCTCGTGTGGTTAAATTCGTTACCGCAGCGTCGCTCGCTGCCGACCTTGCCGCGTTTGTTCCGTCGATTGTGATGGTTGAATTCTCAACACCGCTATCGTCCATATCAATCAGGCAGTTGTCCACCTCGGATTGAGTCCATGCACAATCCGAGCAATCAAAAACAATCCCGTTATACGGTTCCCAGTTAATCGGGTCGTCGTATGCAATCGCCGTACTACTCAAATTCAACGATGTAATATCTGTTATAATGGCAAACTCGGAGAGGTTGCCGGATACACCCATTGTGTTAGCGTCAAGCGTGTACATCTCCGCCAAGTCGAAATACATCTTCACTGAGTAGGACGCTGTATCTGCAAACTCATGTCCTATGGATTGACTAACTCCAGTCCCGTTGTACTCTGTAAATCCAGATGAATCACCCCAATCGATAGTAAGCTTCTCTCCAACTCCCAGTGTAGTAGTCGCCGAAAATGTAGTTACGCCGGAATGGGTAAACTCCACAACGTCAGGACCTATCCAAACTATCACAACATGAGCGGGTTTAATCGCGTTGTCGCCCTCTTCGAAAATACATTTCATCTGCTCTAGATTTCCATCTCCGGAAACCACCGTTATCACAATCGTACTATGTCCCCCCCTCGTTCCTCCTACCCTGTGAGCGTCTCCGCACCTCGTATCCCCTGCGGTTCCTGTTGTGTTGCGTCCACAGATTCTAGGTCCGACGGTCTCCGAGTCTGTAATTGTAATTACGAATCCCAACGTAGCTGCGTAATCTATCCACCATTGATTTGTAGTTGTGGAATATTCGTCGAATAGTTTCGCATGGGCTGCTCTCTGTCGGTCCATGACGCTCGGTAATGTATCGATACACTCACCAGGAAGGCCTAACACGCGTTCCCAGTCCTCTAAAAGCTGAACTGCTATACCTGGGTCGGACTCTGCGAGCAGGTCCCAAGCGTCGGTTTCTAGGCGCTCTAACTCGGCTGCAAATACCGACCAGAACCGACCGAACAGACTTCCCGAGGCGTCTGTCGATTGGGTATAGACGTCCTGCGTCTGGGTGCCAGAGTTGATATGGTCTTGCCAGATATCCGCGCCACCGATAACGTCCTGAATTATCTCCGAGAAAATAAGGGCATCCCATCCCCATATTAAACCGCGAGGCAATAATCCGCGAAGCATCGAACGATAGTCGTCTTCGTAGTACTTCTGATGGATTACAAATTGTTCAAATTCTTGAGCCATTATAAACTCGCAAATGTTGTCGAGCCGTAGCGCGCTGTGTCTGTTCCTGTGTTGACTATGTTAGCGATGGATATGGGAACTGAATCCTGTTCCATTGCGGTAATCTCAAAGTCGTTTAGACCTCCGGATATTATCGCTTGATTAATGTTTGTTATTTTTATCGTTCCACCCGGAGACGAAGTCGATAGAAACAACTCCTCTAAATTGGCTTCTACTAGAGTTTGATTAGCTGTTGTATTTGGCGAAATACTAATTTCGAAATCAATCACCACGTCGGTGATATTAAAATAATCCACAGCTGCGGGCTCTGGTTTAACCGAATCAACGTAGGTTTCAACAGCCGTCAAGATAGAACCGGAGACGGGCTCTAAATTCGAGTCTGCAACTCCTACCCCTACGGTGCCTGCTCCAGCCCAGTCCTCCGCTCCGAAACTCCACGCTTTACCCACTCCGTCTACCTCGAGAGCCCAACGCACGTAATCACCTAGAGTACCGCTGGATGGAGGATTCTGAAATCTCTGCAACAATCTAATTGTCAAGTCCTCATCGGTCTCCTCTGCTTGCCCGTCGTCGAATCCGCTTACCACAGTGACGGATGTATTGATGTCCACGTCTGGATAGACCAGCGTTAAGAAGTTGTCTTCCGTGTTTGAATCTTCTCCATCGTCGGTAGCGGTTACCGTGCCTGTCGCAGTCGTGAGAATACTAATCGTGAGTATCTCGTCTGTCGCGTATTGAAACCCATCTGAATTCTGGACAAGCGTTCCAGCTTCTATTACCTTCGAAACAGTTCCGACGAAGGTAACAGTTCCAGTAGTGAACGTCGCCGCTTTTCTCGGTAGACCTAAAATGTTTGCCCACCTATCGAGACCAATTGTCTCCGCAGTATCGACAAAGAGCTGCTTCGCCAACCATACTAAAAATCCGTACGAAAGATGAATCGCACCTGTGAAAACAAGATAGATAATTCCCAGTAGAGATACTCTCGGTATTTTCACTCCACTGGTTACGCGCGTCTCTCCGTCAGCTCTTATGCGTTCATAAATTTCTGTTAATGTAGGTCTGCTCCACGGCATTACTCAAGCCCTCCGGTTGTTTGAAATTTCCAATTGACAAAGAATTTAAAAAACACGCTATCGCCTGTTTTCTTTTTTATATTTACTAGCCAGTTGATTTGATTGACGTTCGCTCTAGTGGCCGTCGCTTCGATACTGTCCGCGATACCGTCTGTTACCATCCATTTCAGTGCGTCTTTTATGTATTGCTCGCTGGTTGTGAGAGTATCGTTGTCTATTTTAGAACGTCCCAATAGCCACAATTTTGAGCCAAGTGGAAGCTCTAAAAGTTCATCTCCCCAATATCCTCCGCGTGTATCGGTTCTATTGGGTAGCTTATCCTCTAGCGTCGCTCTCTGGTTCGAAAACAACGATATCAAAACAGCCGTCTCGAAGCCTGGGTCTCGATAGAGGTCGTATCCAGAGATTTTAATATTTGCGAACTCTAGTTTATCCGCCTGTGTCCCGTCGAAATAGAACTTAATATCTCCGGTCTGTGTGAGCGTCTCAGGCATTAGATACCTTTCACTTTCGTGGTCGGAGCGATAGCGCTCGCGAGCGTAGTCGCTGCGGCTGCGGCTGCATCACAGGCGTCCTTTGATCCTGTAATTGCCGCCTCTGTTCCCAATGATGTCCACGCCGTCGCAGCTAATCCAAAATAAGTGGTCCACGCTGTGTTAAACGCGCTGGTTATTTTAGCCAAGGGAACCACCCCAGCGTCCGCGCCTAAATTAATCATAGTTCCTACGACGTCTGTAATACCTCCCGCCTTGTGAAGAATGTAGTTGTTAAACATCGAATAGAAAACGGCCTCGCCTATCTGAAGCCCTGTGTATCTGCTGGTTCCGCCGTCTGTCTTTAGAATCACACCATGGTCTTTATTTCCACCGATGTAGGCAATTATAGACGGGCTGTTTGCAGGTGGATTGCTGCTAAATCCATAGTCCTGCATACGCTCTATTCCGTCTTGAACTTCTCCGTCGTTGGCGGTTAGCTTAACCAGTTGAACCTCGTCTGTATCGTCTGCGAGCAACAAGAGTCCCTTGCAAAACATCATCTGAAGTCGACCTGTTACTTTCTTTGCAAATGTCATGTGAGAGCCACCTCTTCCGTCGGATTAGATTTATAGACGTCTACGTTTTTCAAAACGAGCCTAGTCTTTCTTCCGCCTGATTCGTCGATGTGATAATCTACGGCTGTGATTAGTTGCTGCTCGTCCACTCCCCATCTGGGAACTTTGATATTGACTCTTTCGTTTACCGTCCATAGTCGTGTCTTCGCGCGTGTAATTGCGTTATGTTGAAACCATCCCTGGACAACTACGTTATAAAACGTGCCTCGTCCCGCTCTGACTTGGGCCTCCCAATTAACTCTCGATTGTAGGTTTCTATCGGTGGCTTTGTTTTCACTCATAAAAACCATCGGTCGATATCTATCGATAGCCAAGTCGGTTGCAACTGCTACCATCTGAGTAATACGACCGTCCCATGCTTTGCCTTTTCCGGATCGCTGTCCTCTGCAGAAATACTCTGAATATCTATCCGCCCAAGACGCTTCGCGCTCTACTTCTAGAACGTTATCTCCTACCACTAAGTCCTCGTCTGCCTTGACCGTTGTGTCGGCTGAATACGTCAACAGTAGATTCCCCTCGAAGTCGGTCAGCGGTAGGACAGCCTGACTTCTACACAATCTCTCGATAGCCTCGTAAGCAGTCTCTCCGTTTTGCAGGGTGAATTTATCTATCTCCTCGTCGATAATTAATTGAGATGTGTCAACCGTAATACCAAACGGCAAAACAATCGCCCGAATAATCTTGCTGAATTTAGCCTTCGTCCATGTATTCGAAGGAGCAATCGCCGCGCTATCTATCATATCGCATGTGATGTCTCTGCCCTGAATTGACATTTGTGTCGACTGGCCGGATAGCTTTAATTTCACTCCGTCTATATATCCGTTTATAAGCGGATAATTCGCTCCAAATAAATCCTCTTTAACAAATAGTTTCGTCGCTATTCCTTCTGTTATCTGATTCGTAGCAGAGCCCTGCTTGTCGACAAGTTCAACGGTAAAGCTGCCGCAAAAACTCTCCATAGTTCTTTGCACGGAGATGCTTTTCCACCCTGTAAAATCAGAGGTGCCTAGCTGCATTACAATATCGTCACTCATTAATTTTTACCTGTATCGGTTCACCCGAGGAAACAAATCCCGGATGTATTATTTTATTTCTATCGATTATGTCCTGCTCGTTGTCGAGGTTTCCGTAAATCTCGTTAGTTATTAAAAGCGTGTTTCTGGTTTCTGGTAACTCAAAGTCAACCAGCCTCGGAAGGTTTATAGAACGCTCGTCGAGGTCGTCGTTGATAGCCGACTTTGCATCTCTAAGTGTTTCGTAAATATCATCTGTTACAAAAGACGTTCCAGATATTTCGTCTATCAAATCAAACAACTTTATCTTTGCATCTTCCGCGTCTTGCTGAGACCCAAACGGAACCTGTGTTATCAGTCCAACTAGGGCACCTGTTGCGGTCATCTTCATAACCTGTTGAACTTGATATGCTGGATAGTCCGCGTCTTGACTAATATCGGTCGGCGTATCTACAAACGGAGTCGCTGTAGAGTCCACTATCTCATACAATTCTCTCATCTGTCGGTCTGCGTTGTCGGCTGTCGCGTTAAACAATAAACTAGAGCCTGGGTCTGTACCGAAGTTTATCAGGTCGTCAAAACTGCTCGCGATAAGACTCGCGTTCAAGGAAAGTGCAATTACTTTGCCCTGTAGATTTTCTAAAGAGCGCTTAAATTCAGCCTGTGTATTTGCGAGTTTCTTGGCTGCGTCCACTACCTGGAAAGCTTCGTTAATTGTATCGTTGACGTCTTCAAGAAACCTAACAGGAGTACTGACAATGTCGTATGCGTTCTCAAACCATGCCAAAATCTTTTCTAGCAAGCTTTTCTTGGCTGCGCGCGCGCGCGCGGCGGCGTTTGGATATATCTGCAATAAACCAATGTCACGAGATTCTTTAAACGTTAAATTAAATCGAGCGACGCGTCCTTCTTCTGTGGTTTCACTCTCTGAAAAATTCTCGCATACAACCTCGAATATTCCTAAATATGGATGATTCAGTATCCCCGGTTCGGACTTATCTTCAAGCGCGAAAATTAGATTGTCCCTAGCTTCGAAGTAATTATCATCGACGATGTACGCGGTTAAATCAAATGTGCGCTGGCTTCGTCCCAAGTCCTCAAATAGAACATCGTCCCTATCTGGGAACTCGTGGACCGCGTGACGTCTTCCGCTCGAATAGGTATGCGCTCGAATGAAGAACGGAACGCCTCTGAAGGAGGCTTGCTTATATCCTTTTATCCACGTAGAAGCCATTACAGCGTATCTCCTATCAAGTCGCCAGTGTCGGTCTTTTTGACATTGACGCCAGAAGAAGACTTCACGTCGACCATGACGCCTTTTGGCGTTTTTATTTCAACTTCTATTTTATCCTCTCTTCTTATTGTCACTGGAATTTCTGATGTAATCTCTCCATTGTTCAAGCCAAAAATGCTTTCAAGGGATTTATATCTTTCGTCTATCGCCTTCTCCATCTCCAATATGTTTCCAAAATCCTCCTCCATCATTGACATCTCGGCGCCTCCAGAGCCCCACAATTCCTCAGCTGACGCTATTTTGGGTTTCCCTATTTTGGATTTTTTTTGCAATTCTTCTAACTTCATCTGGTCGATATATTGTTTTTTGCTATATTGGACCATTCTCGGGATATCAAAACCGAATATATCTTGTCCGATTACTTCTAATCTCTCCGCACCACCGCCAGCCTTTGGTCGCCATCTTCTGCTATGCTTCCGGGCTTTAAGAATTTGCTTATCTATAGGAGCTACCAGTTCATTCCACTTTGGAATTATCCATTCGTCGATTTTTTCAAAAAGTCCTTTTTGTGATTCTTTCGTTTTATCCAATTCGCCTCTATAAAAAGCGAGAGCGTCGGGCATATCTTTATAGAAAACTTTTTGTGCTGGTTCGGAGGACTTACCTATCCCATCAATAGCCAGTGCCAAGCCACCCACGGCAAGCACGGCTAGCGCTATCGGTCCGCCTGCCGCTGCAAATGTAGCCATCGCGCCACCCATGCCAGCAGCACCGACGACGCCAATTACGGTCCCAGCCGCAGTCACGAGGGTGCCTAACACTATCAATAATGGGCCAACCGCCGCTATTATTGCAGCAACTTGAACTATTGTCTTTTTCATCTCTGGACTCAAGTTAGATATTTTCTGAAACAATTTAGTAAACTCTTCCGCCAAGTCTGCCAAGGTGTCTAATAATCCACTCTCGGCAAATGAAATGGCTACACCTTCAAGCGCAGATGTGAAACGTTTAAACGCGCCAGTCGCTCCCCCTGTCATGATGTCGACCATCTTTTGAGCGTTGCCTGGTTTCAAATCACCCATCGTTTTCGACAACCTCGTGAATGTAGAATCCAATGCCATCGCGTCTCTGATTAGAGGTGACGCTGCCCTCTTTCCTCTAATGCCGAATATTTCGCTGACTACTTTGAGCCGTTGGCCTTCGCCTAACTTTGACATCCCTCCCGCTAACTGGCCCAATGTTTCACTTAATTTTTTAATCTTTCCGGTGTTTGGATCTATTACCTCGACGCCCATTTTTTTAAGGAGTTTTTTGGCTCTACCTACAGGTTTTATCAGGCTATCCATCATTCTAGCCATGGTAGTTCCAGCCATGCTGCCTTGTATTCCCATGTTGCCTAGAAAACCCGCTGCAGCTGCAGTGTCCTCTAATGACATTCCGTAGTCACGCGCGACCGTACCAGACATTTTCATTGTCTCGGCAAGCATTTCCATATCGACGTTTGTACCGGACACTATAGTCGCAAATAAATCAGAGACGCGCCCAGATTCAGTCGTATCGAGCCCAAATTGCTGCATAACGTTCGACATAATATCAGCAGTTTGAATCAAATCCGTGCTCGTCGCAGTAGATAAGGCCAGCACGCCAGGCAAAGCGGTGAATACTTGCAAGGAATCCCATCCAGCCATCGCGAGTTTTTCTTGCGCGCCCGCGACTTCCCGCGCGGTATGGACAGTTGTTTTGCCTAATTCTTTTGCCTGAGTCCTGAGCTCGGCAATTGACTTGCCGGTGATGGTGACCTTCGCCTCAACTTTCCTCATCATAAAATCGAAGTCTGCTCCAACCTTCGCCGCTGCTCCTCCTGCCAATAGTATTGGCATCGTAACGTTTCTGGTCATGCTTCGACCAGCGGACGAAAGACCACGGCCAACACGCATAATGTTCTTCGTTATATGCTTGAATTTCTTAGTAAACCGATCATCGCCGATGATCGGAATTCTAATTGGAGGAGTCGATGGCATCGTTAATCGCCTTTACTTAAAATCGCGCTCAGCTGCTTGCGTCCAGAATAAGAATTCTTTCAACGTGAACTTATAGATTGTGTTGACCGGCGACCACCTATATCGAGCAGCCATTAACCTGATGCTGTATCGCCAGTTTTCACATCTTCGGTGCCAATGCCCAAAAAATAGTTTGCTATCTCCATACATTTTCTAGCGTCAGCCGGTCGAAGTTTCTTTACAACTTCTTTAGTTTGGCCCGTCATGCCGGAAATCATCGGTATCATGTGACCTATTTTCATGCCATCGCCTGCCGGAATATGTACCCACATCCCGAGCTCTAATTCGTTTTGAAACACGAACTCAGTGAAGGTCTTTTTTCCATACTCAAACGGTGCCTCTAGAACAACCGTATAAGGCAAAATATAATGTTCTTCCTGGTCTTTAGGAGCTGCGTTTTCCTCGTTAGAAAAAACATTTTCCTTGTCGTCGTCGAATTCTAATTCGTCTTTTTTGTCCTTCATTTTACACTCCGTTTATCTTCTGTTAGGCTGGAACCTCAGTTCCAGAACGTCCTTCGAATTTTACGGGGATTTGACCTTCCTCTG